GGACATCGATGGCATCCGTGAACCCGTCGCTGGTTCACTCATGTACGGTAACAACATCATCTCTGGTGCAGTTGTTCCCTCTTCCAACGCAATTGGACTCCACTTCTATCCCATCTGGGAAGCCGCATCGCTCGACGAGTGGCTGTATAACGGTGGTCCTTTCCAACTCGTAGTCTTCCACTTCCTCATCGGCATCTATGCATACATGGGTCGTGAGTGGGAACTTTCCTATCGTCTGGGTATGCGCCCTTGGATCTGTGTTGCTTATTCTGCACCTGTTGCAGCAGCATCCGCAGTCTTCCTGGTCTATCCTTTCGGTCAAGGTTCCTTCTCTGACGCAATGCCCCTGGGTATCTCTGGTACGTTCAACTACATGCTCGTGTTCCAGGCAGAACACAACATCCTGATGCACCCCTTCCACATGCTTGGTGTGGCTGGTGTATTCGGTGGTTCACTGTTCTCCGCAATGCACGGTTCACTGGTTACGTCCTCACTGGTTCGTGAAACCACTGAAACTGAGTCCCAGAACTACGGTTACAAGTTCGGTCAAGAAGAAGAGACCTATAACATCGTTGCAGCTCATGGCTACTTCGGTCGTTTGATCTTCCAATACGCTTCCTTCAACAACTCCCGTTCACTGCACTTCTTCCTCGCAGCATGGCCTGTTGTCGGTATCTGGTTCACTGCACTTGGTGTCTCCACCATGGCATTCAACCTGAACGGTTTCAACTTCAACCAGTCCATCATCGATGGTCAGGGTCGTGTCCTTAACACTTGGGCAGACGTTCTGAACCGTGCAGGTCTGGGTATGGAAGTCATGCACGAGCGTAACGCTCACAACTTCCCACTCGACCTGGCTGCTGCTGAGTCAACTCCTGTTGCACTCACCGCTCCTTCGGTTGGTTGATCTAACTAAAAACTGAATATCCTAACAAAGACCTCCCGTTTGGGGGGTCTTTTTTTATAGATAAGATGGACGTTACATATCTCAATGATAACCACACAAACTTCATACAAACTGGCGGAGATTATCAGAGACACATGGCCCCAGTTGTATCGTCCACCCAGAAAGAAGAGTGAGTAGTTTTACTCTTGACCCATACTGTAAAGAAGTGTAAACTAAATATTGAAAGAATTCTAGAGGTTTAACTTTTGGCTTCATCTACACTTTCTATTCCTAAACAGGGAGGAGGTTGGTTCGATGTTCTCGATGACTGGCTTAAGCGTGATCGGTTTGTGTTTGTCGGTTGGTCTGGCATACTTCTATTCCCGACGGCTTATCTCGCTATTGGCGGGTGGCTTACAGGAACCACCTTCGTTACCAGTTGGTACACCCATGGCCTTGCGTCTTCATATTTGGAGGGGGCTAACTTTCTTACTGCAGCTGTATCTACTCCAGCTGATGCTATGGGACATTCTCTTCTATTGTTATGGGGCCCTGAAGCTCAGGGAGATTTCGTCCGCTGGGTCCAACTTGGGGGACTCTGGGCTTTTGTGGCTCTCCACGGTGCATTTGCCCTTATAGGGTTTATGCTTCGACAGTTCGAACTTGCACGTCTTATCGGTATCCGTCCGTACAATGCGATTGCTTTTTCAGGTCCTATTGCCGTATTTGTTAGTGTTTTTCTCATCTACCCACTTGGACAATCCAGTTGGTTCTTTGCGCCATCGTTTGGCGTTGCGGCGATCTTTAGATTCCTACTTTTTCTACAAGGTTTCCACAACTGGACACTCAACCCCTTTCACATGATGGGAGTTGCGGGTATACTTGGAGGAGCACTTCTGAGTGCTATCCACGGTGTAACTGTTGAGAACACACTTTATCAAGATGGTGAACAGGCAAATACATTCAAGGCTTTCGATTCAACCCAAGAAGAAGAAACCTATTCAATGGTTACAGCAAACCGTTTCTGGTCTCAGATCTTTGGTATTGCGTTTAGTAATAAGAGGTGGTTGCACTTCTTTATGTTGTTTGTTCCTGTTATGGGTCTTTGGACAAGTTCCATCGGTATTATTGGTCTTGCTCTCAACCTTCGTGCTTATGACTTTGTTTCCCAGGAAATCAGAGCATCTGAAGATCCCGAGTTCGAAACCTTCTACACCAAGAATATTCTCTTGAATGAAGGACTTCGTGCTTGGTTGGCACCAGTAGACCAACCACATGAGAACTTTGTCTTCCCTGAAGAAGTTCTCCCTCGTGGTAACGCACTGTGATTTACTCCATTCTGATGGCAGCTCTAATGTGGGTACAAGTTCCACAGTGGAGTGATGACTGGTCCAAGTGTTCAGTTGATGTCCCTGATGTTGATTGCCACTGGTATGTGGTTGCCCCTGATAACACCTTCGGTGAAGGATTCAGTTGGGCATCCGCACCCTGGTTCTCTGCTGAGGGATTGAGAGACGTTGGTAAACTCCACAACACTGTTCAATCACTACAAGGGTCATGAATCATTATCTTGTTTTTGTTTACGGTGTGTGTTTTTCTCTTATCGCAGGAGGTGCCTTTGCCTTGATGTGGTCTAATATCCGTGATATCAATAGAGTCATGGATCAACCCAAACCACGTCACCCCGAGGCACCAGCTCCTGGTGAT